AGAGTTTGACAAAACATTCGAAACCTTATACACTCAAGCTATCTGGAATATTGGGGAGCGCTCTCGTGGCGCTGACAAGGTCATCCATCGTTATTTCAGAGATAGATTATTGAGGGCTGGCGGATTTGAATGGTTCGGACCCATCACTATTGATGAAGTCAACGATGCCATTATACAAATCTGTGGTCCAGATGTGAAGAGGATTAAATGATGACAATTGGCAGCAAAAGTAAAGACGGAAGATACGAAAAAATCTTACTGTGTGATAATCCACTAGCCATGGCGATGGACGGAGAAGCCACTGAAGTGATATATCCATATCCTGGCTGGGATTCGCAGACATGGGGTAGAAAAGAATATTGGAGAGATAGAGACGTTAAGAGTGCTTGGTTGTATGACAGAATTACAGGAAGTCGTAGAACTGGAAACGGCAGTCGTGCTGGCGTTCCTCTTTATGATAGGAGCTCTCTGACAGTAGAAAACACTCGACACAAACTCAATGACGATTGTCTAATGTGCGGCGTCCAATTGAATTACGGCCGCGGCTACAATAAGATGTATAATGAAGTTCGAGGTATCGTAGCTCGTCCTTCTATTGATCGTATAGATAGTGATATTGGTTACGAACCAGAGAACGTTCAGATTCTTTGCGTCGAATGTAATACCGAAAAAGGCTGAATATGAGCAATCCCTTTACATACGCAGACAGCATCAATCATACCAAGAAGAATCTCATGCGAGGGACAGCGAACGATGAGCTGGCTGAAAAGGGGTATAAACCATTTCTAACCAATCGTTCGCTGTCCTACTTTCAAGACTCTATCTTATTTGCCAATGAAATGAATATGCGCTCTACTGCTCCGAATAAGTGGCAATATGAATATTTGCTAAATAGCCTGCGGAAGCGCAAAAGGTACGCCAAGTGGAAGAAACAAGTACCTGACGCAACCGTTGAAATGATCATGGAATATTTCGGCTATGGTCGTGCTAAGGCGGAGCAGGCGCTTCTCGTTTTAACCGATGAACAGCTAGCCATGATCGAGGTAGCACTCGACAAAGGTGGAAAAGGATGAACGCATCGGTTGAAAGTATGGTAGAAGTGAAGCTGCGCTCCGCAGAAGATTTCCTAAAGATTCGTGAAACACTTACTCGTATCGGAGTCGCATCGCGACGCGATAAGGTATTGTTTCAGTCATGTCACATCCTGCATAAGCAGGGTCGTTACTATATCGTTCACTTCAAAGAGTTGTTTGCGCTCGACGGTAAGCCCACAAACTTCTCAGACGAGGATAAGGCAAGGCGTAATACGATTGCCAATCTGCTGGCTGAGTGGGATCTTATTGATATCGTCGATCTCGAGCGCACGAAGGAGCCGGTTGCACCACTGAATCAAATCAAGATTTTGGCGCATAAGGAAAAGCATGAGTGGAAACTGGAAGCCAAGTATAACATCGGAAAAAAACGTTCCGAGGCTTGACATTTTATGTTGCACCGCTTATATATAATGATGTGACGCCGTAAGGGTCACTAATTCAATCTCGCTTAATAGGAGACATTACTATGGCAAACTCATATTCACAACTCCCATCTTCGTTCGCTTCTTTTGATCCGTTCTCTGTCGGATTCGACAAGACGTTCAAGCTGCTTGCTGATCAGCTTGATACGATCGGTAAGAATGTTCCTGGCTATCCGCCTTACAACATTAAGAAGGTAGAAGATAACAAGTATGTCATCGAAATGGCAGTCGCTGGATTTGCCAAGACTGATCTCGAAATCACTCTCGATGACGGTAAGCTGACAATCGCTGGTAAGACCAAAGACGCCAACGATGCAGATAATGCAAATGCGTATTACTTCTACAAGGGTATCGCAGAACGCGCTTTCACTCGCACGTTCACTCTTGCTGATTCTGTAGAAATCAAGAACGCAGAAATGGTTAACGGCATTCTTAAGGTATGGCTCGAGAACTTCATTCCTGAGCATAAGAAGCCTAAGAAGATCGACATCAAAGACTAATCCTTTGATTTACTTTTAGATCATGCGCTGGGCAGTTCACGCTGCCCAGCTATTTTCATTTAAGGAGACACATATGATCGACTGGATCAAAAACACATACAGATACTATAGAACAATCGTCGAGCTTTCTCGTCTGTCAGACAAAGAACTACATGATCTTGGAATGACACGTTATGATATCGCTCAAGTAGCCCTCCAACAGTATTGGAAATCAAATGGAATCCCTAGTCAGTCTTTTCGTTGAGTTCAAGTCTTTAGTCCGTAAAATGATGGGTAATCGCTTCTACGGCTAAATAGCTTCCGAAAGGAGGCAGTCATGGCATTAGTAACATTTGAGCAATTAAACGAGTTCTTTGAAGATACAGACGAAAACATCATTGAACCGTTTGTGGAACCCCTGAATGAAGTGATGGAGTTCTACGAGATTAATACGCCACAACGTATTTCTATGTTCCTCGCTCAAGTTGGTCATGAATCAGGTGGATTAAGAGCAAGAAAAGAAAATCTAAACTACAGAGCTGAAACACTTCTCAAGGTGTTCCCTAAGTATTTCCGTGGAAAGAATCCTAACGAGTATGCAAAGAATCCACAGAAGATCGCGAATCTCGTCTACGCAAATAGAATGGGTAACGGTTCTGTTGAGTCTGGCGACGGCTATCGCTACTGCGGTCGCGGTCTTATCCAATTAACAGGTAAGAGCAACTATCAAGCATTCGCATCAGATATGAACATGGATCTTGCTGAAGCGACTGAATGGTTAGAAACGGAAGAAGGTGCAGCTTGGTCGGCCGGTTGGTTCTGGGATTCCCGCGAACTCAATCAGTGGGCTGATAAGGGGGATATCCTTACAGTCACAAAGAAGATCAACGGTGGAACTATTGGATTGAAAGATCGTGAAGAGCATTATGAAGCAGCCCTCGAAATCTTTGGAGCTTAATGATGCCACGTTTTTCAATCGACACAGACGAGCCAACACCAAAACCAGCAATGGATCAACTTCCACCTGCTACGAAAGGCGCTGGCGCTTCTATCCAAACTAACTGGGTAGATCCTTCTCCACGCAGTAGTTATGCTGCTCCAGCTGCTCCTCAGTTATCTGAAGCAGCACAGCTTGCAAAGATTGAACTTGAGAAGAAGCAGTGGGAAGCAGAACACGCAAAGCAGAATGAAGACTGGATGGTCAAGAAGTGGCGACCTGCAATGGGTTGGTGCTACATGGTCATCTGTGTTCTTGATATGGCAATCTTCCCTGTCCTGTGGTCAATCGCACAGGTTATGGTCAAGATGCCACTTACACAATGGAATCCGCTCACGCTGCAAGGCGCTGGTCTATTCCATCTCGCAATGGGTGCCGTCCTTGGTATCGCCGCATGGTCCCGCGGTCAAGAAAAGATGCAAGGTGTAACGAAGTAAGGATGAATTGATATGGAAAATGCTGCACAGAATGTCGCTTCGATTATGATGCTCCGTCTCATCAATGGTGATGAGATTGTTGGTAAGGTGAGCGTGATTCAGAATATGATTAAGATCGTGAAGCCTGCTGCTGTTATGATCAATCCAGGTCAAGGCGGTAAAGCGCAGATGGCTCTCGTTGATTTCGTGCCTATGGCAAAGACTAAGGAAATCGTTCTCGATCCTCGTAATGTGCTTTTCACTTACGATCCAGACGATCAGATCGAAGCTGCCTATCAGCAGAACTTTGGTTCAATGCTTGTATTACCCAAGAAAGGGATCTTGACAGCTGTGTCCTGATATGGTAGTATAGACATATGAAGTTCTATACTAACGCCCTCGAATACGGTAACAACATTCTCGTCCGCGGTTACGATCGCGGACGAGCCTTCCAAGAAAAGATTCCCTACAAGCCCACGATGTTCGTTCCATCTAAGCGCCAAGACGCTGCGTGGAAAGACATCCGTGGGCTCGCGCTCGATCCTATGCCATTCGACTCCATGAGAGACGCAAAGGATTTCATCAAGCGATATGAAGACGTGAGCAATTTCAAAGTCTATGGAATGCCGCGCTTCATGTATGCTTATTTAAATGACGAGTATCCAAACGAAATTGTCTATGATCGAGAACTTATCAAAGTTGCTTACATCGACATCGAAGTCAGTTCAGAGTTTGGCTTTCCTACTGTAGAACGTGCATCCGATACTGTTACAGCTATCACTCTCAAGAAAGACGGCATCTTCCATGTGTGGGGATATGGCGATTTCGAAGTGAAGCGCGATGATGTGCGATACTATCAATGCAACAACGAGAAGGAACTGTTCGTCAAGTTCCTGAGTGAGTGGAGCAACGAGTATCCAGACATCGTGACTGGCTGGAA